TACGACTTGGAGGTGAGACAAGAGACCTCTCCATACTCTTTACGGATGTAAGAGGATTCACTGCGATCTCAGAACACTATGGTGAGAATGTACAGGGCCTGACTCAAATAATGAATCGATACATGACGGCAATGACAGAACCTATTCTGAAAAACGAAGGAACATTGGACAAGTACATTGGTGACGCACAGATGGCGTTTTGGAACGCTCCATTGGATCAAATCGATCATGCCATACGATCAGTGATCACCGCTCAAGAGATGCTTGAAAGGTTGGATCGTTTTAACGACGAGATTACGGCCGAAGGAATACCGGCGTTTGGTATGGGTATTGGAATCAACACCGGAAGTGTGGTAGTCGGCAATATGGGATCAGATCAAAGGTTTGACTACACATGTCTTGGAGATAGTGTGAACCTTGCGGCTCGACTTGAAGGTCAATCAAAGAACTATGGAGTTCGTCTCATACTTGGAGAGAATACCGCCGAGGAAGTAAGGCACTTTGTGAGTCTCATGGAACTTGATTGCATCGCTGTCAAGGGAAAGACAAAGGGTGTAAAGGTGTACACTATTGGAAGGACTACCGAAGCACACCACAAACTTCTGAAACTTTACTATGCGGGTGAGTGGAAAGAAGCGCTTGAACTTATCGACTGGTGTATCAAGGAGACCGATCACCACGAGGAATACTATCGAATCATGGGAAAGAAGCTTCGATCCGGTTGCCCCGATAATTGGGATGGTGTGAATCGATTGACAAGTAAGTAGGTTACAAATTTGTTACATTTATAAATACCATTGAACACTTCCAACAGGGAGTTCTAACAATGGAGAAGAAAATAAATGATAGTTGCATTTCAAGCAATCGTTATGACGGCGATTGTGATCTACCTTTTCGAAGAGTGGAGACAATCTAGGCCGTTTAGTAAATAGAAAACAAAGAAGGGGAGTGACGAAAGTTGCTCCCCTTTTAAAGCACTATATTCCAAGATATTCTTGAAAATAATTGTTTCTCATTCTCCGGTATGATTCGATCAACAATAATGGATGGTGCGTATTCTGGTTTCGGTTCAAGTCTCAATCCATTCTCAATGCCAACCGGAAGAATGTCATCGACATAATCCATTGCTCCTCTTGGTTTGAGCCACTTGTAGTAGAGATCAACATTATTCGTCTCGATCAACACATCCATGTAAAGTTTGTGTTTAGCGAAGTATGTGAGATCTCGAAAAGAGAGAATATTAGTTGGAGGATTCGTTATTGCCGCTCGAACTATTAATCTCATTATTTACCTCCGGCGGATGGCGTGAAATAGAATCCAATTATTGCCGCCAAAGTGGTGATCGAGACAAGAGAGATGTGCCCCGTCGTGATTGTGGTGGTGATGTCGGTTTGGGCTGGGATATCGATAAGTCCCCAGATGAACTTATATCCTGTTTTTGATTCGGGTGGAGTGAAGGTGACGAGTTGGACTGTTGGCCAGATTGTGCAAAGTACCGAGATGACGAAAAAGTTGCACATCCCGATAACAGCCAAGAAACGGCGAGTAGCGCGAGTAAACATCGCAGTTTCTTTATCAGGTTCTCCGAAGAGGTTCTTTTGTAGTTCTGCATTTGCTCTTGATACCGCAAGTTCCCTTGCTAGCTCCCTTTTTTCTGCTGCTGCTTTCTTCTCGGCAATACTTGCAATGAGTCCACCAGCCATTTTGAGAAGAGATCCCATTCCGGTGGCGCCAAGTGTCGACACGAGCATTGTTATAAGTCCAAACATAACTAATTGATATTTATACCTTTACATCTGTTTAAAGATTGGGTATAATAGTTAGGAAACAATCAAATCCAACTTATCAACAACTTATAAGATTGTTCTTTTAAACTTTTTTTACAACTTTTTAAGTTATTGATTATAAATTATTTATACAACTAACTTTCATAAGTACTTGATGATCAATCATTTAAAAACTATTTACTTTTCCGAAAAAATAGTGTAGAATATACCCATGATAGAAAAATTGGTACTTATTAATGGAGAATGGTATGTTCTCGAAGAAATCAATGGAGACATCGTTTGGGTATCTGATAGAGATGGTGCTGAATTTGAATTCCCTCTTCATGACGTTACTTTCTTTCATCCAACGGGGTACGATTCCATTCTTGAGGATTTAGTTGCCAAAAGCGAGAATTAAGCCTCAATTTTACACTTTTTTAACAAACTTTACTATTTACTTTTGCTAAAAATTGGTCTAGAATATCAACATAATCAAATTAATCAATATGACAAATACTGAAATCAATACCACCCTCGAGAATATTCTCAACGATGTAACAGCCGATGGAACTCGTCTCGTAACGCGAGCGGTTCTAATCTCAAAGGCGATTACCGCCGGTCTTGAAGAAAAGCACACCTATCGTATCTTAAAGCCAAGCGCTCGTTCAACGATTCGTGGATATTATGATGCCATTATAATGGGCAACATTCTCAATCCGACAACTTCAATGAAGATTGAAAATCTTGAGGTAGTCTCAACTGGTGAAGATTCAAAGGTGGAAGAGGAACCTATTAAAATGGATATCGAATCGTCTGAAAAATCTTCCGGTACCTATGATTACGACGCGATTCCTTATACCGAAGAAGATATCGCTGAGGAACTTTCCTTGATGGGAACATACCTTTAATTTACAGTCATCAATCTTTAGAGTAGATTATTATGTATTTATTTTAGCAACCGAGCTCACGACGAGTGGAGATGCTCTCAGCGATGATTGAATTCATGCCTTCGGGTTGCTGTGGTCGTATGCCTGCTAAAGCTCGTCATATTTTACATAACGACCAAGTTAAATTATGAGAAAAAAGAGACTAAAAACCCAATCGCCTAATAATGGGCAACTAACGAAAGGAAATTGAAGTGAACCATCACAAGAACGGAACAATAACAGTAGGCGCCCCCGGCTCCTACATGTATCTCATCTCAGGTCTCGAAGACCTGCTTAAAGGAAAGGGCAGCAATGCCCCAAAGGTCTTTGAAGTGTATCATGTGAAATCAAAGATAGTGGAGGCGGGTAAAAAGATCGGGAAAACAATCCCAGAAATGGAGGCAGACGTTGCTTATCTCTTTCGGGCAAATTAACGTGAAAGGTGAATACAAATTATTACTTGACTTTCAACTAAATCCTGACATACTGTTTTATAGATGATGAAAACAATACTAATTACTGCCTCTTTTATTTCTGCCCTTCTTGCGATTACCGGAGAAGGTTCTCAACCAAAGGTTCGTTTCTCTGACGAGATTGTTGCCGCCACTTTGATTCTTGAAGCTGGTGGTGAGTATCACGAAGGTGCAATGGAAGCGGTCAACGAAATCATCGTGAATCGTGCCGCAAAACGAAAGATGTCCGAAGCGATGGTTTGTCTTCAAAGGTATCAGTTCTCTTGTTGGAATGACAAGGACGCTCAAGCCGGAATTCGTAAGGCGATGAAACATCCTCGTTGGAATGAAGCATTACGGATTGTTCAAAGTCCAACTACGAATTATACGAGAGGTGCTGATCACTATCACGCTGATTACATCAAGATTCCTTACTGGGCGAAAAGTATGACAATCACCACTAAGATCGGGCGACACATCTTTTACAAGTAATGCTCTATTGCGACGAATTTCCCGGCGTATTCTATCCTATGAAAACTACATATACACAGCTTCAACTTCCTCTCATATATGATGATGATATCTATCCCAGCAATCCAACAATATTTGATTCAACTGATCGCGAGTATTACGTTACATTTTATGTTGGTAATTCACGAGATGCGACAATGTCCGGTAAGGTCATTGGTCGAAGAAAGAATGGAAACTATATAGTCGATCCGGGTGGAAGTGGTTATCATCTTTTTGAAGCGAAGTTCTCCGACATTCATTCAATTTCTCACACTTTTTAATTTACATTTGACGAAATTAATATAAGATACTATATATGAAAATAAAACATCGTGGTAAGAAGTTTATGCGCAATGGTATGATTTCCGCTCCGGAATCCAAATGGACCGGAGAGGAACCAACATGGGAAGGCGCATCCGAGTGGGAAGAAAGTAAGATTTATCGAACGTTTAGTCGAGCTCTTCATTTCTATAATTATTATCTTGACACCGACGATTACGTACCGATCATTTTGGATTATCTCAAGGACAAAAAGCCAAAGGATAAGATATCTCCAAAAGTCATAAAGAAAGCACCTCGATGTATTGAGATCGTTAGCTGTGGTAAGTTGGCAAGAATGATCAACCTTGGCATGCCTGAGAAACATGGAGGTAAGGATTACTCTTCGGAGATTCATTCCTACATTCAACGAATAGGGAATAAAGCACCCATTGAAAAAAAGAAAGAAACAACCACACGAAAAGGTCCCTCGGTTTTTGATCTTGTTCAAGAAAAACTTCGCGAAGGAGTACTTATCTATCTTGAAGAAATGCTCGATGGTTGGATTGTAAATGAGACCGCCAATGTTCAAAAGATTAATGTTCTCTCGCTTTTAAAGGGTGTTGGATCTCCGATTGGCGCGGTAAAATGCGTTAGTGATTGGCTTGAAAAACAACGTGCGGAATTGATTGAGGCGCGCGACAAGACATGTCCTCAGATGGTTGAAGGATATTCTTATCTCTCAAAGCCGGCGATTAAACGTAGGATTAAGTTGCTCGAGGATATGCTTAAGGATGTTGAACTCTATAAGGCATCAAAGAAAGCGCAACAAAAGCCACGAGTCAAGAAAGAAAAGAGTGCCGATAAGCTCGTTGAAAGAATGAAGTATCTTACCTCATCACCGGATTATAGTGTCACCTCAGTCAATCCGATTAAGATTATTGGATCCGAGAAGGTATACCTATTCAACGAAAAATATAGACGCCTAACAGTGCTTGAGTCACTCGATAAAGATGGACTCACAGTGAGTGGTAGTAGCATTAAGAACTTCGATGAAAAGAAGTCCTTCGCCATCTCGTTACGAAAACCAAAGGATGTCCTCGTGTTAATTATAACTAAGACCGAAAAACAAATCGCCAATGCGATCTCTAAGCTCACAACGAAGAAGAGTAAAGCCAATGGTCGCGTCAACGATAACACTATCATCATAAAAGCATGATCGAAGAGATATCAATTAAAACAGCAATCACCTTTGATGAGTTAAGACTCAAAGTGGAAAAATATGTCCAATTAGATAAGATGTCTTATAGCGAAGCAATAATTGATATTTGTCAAGATAAAGATATTGATCCAGTTGACATCGCGAAAATTATTCGTGGTCCATTAAAAGAGAAACTTGAGGCGGAAGCTATGGAATTAAATATCATCAAGCGTACTACCGCTTACTTAATGTGACTGGATATCAAACATTCTTGGTCTATCAATCAATAAGATTGCACTTTACGCATGGTCAATCATATGACGCCACAAGGTACAATTTTAAGACGTCGGCAAAAGAGTCGAGCTTCAATTCTCGTAAAGATCGATTCTTTTTCGAAAGGATTGGACGAAAGTATCAATCTCTCGATCGGATAGTGGATTATTTCACAGCCAATTTTCTCATTGGTCTTTATTGGATCGGTGACATGAGAGAGGAGAATCTCAACGATTTTGATAAGAGAATGGATTCCCTTTCCTATCGATTTGAAACGGATCTTAGGACACTTCATGAGGAATGCGACTCATTTGACAAGATTTGTACTACCTCAATCGCATTTGATCTCCTGATTCCTCATAGAATCAATTTCGAAACGGTAACCATTATGGACATATTGGTTGATTTCTGCAACAGACTCAGGAGTGACTTGAGTGATCCACTCGGGATGTACGATGAGCAGATCCAAAAGGTTTTAAAGTATAAATTATTATTACGCAGACGAGACTTGCCTTACGATAAGCTGAAAAATATTGTTAAAAAAGTATTTACAAAGTGACTCAAATATGGTAGTATTGTCTTCGAAACACACAAAAACAAACATACACTGTAATATAAAAAATATATGTCATTCGAAAAACTCAAAGCAAATCGACTAGCGTCGATCGAAAAGTTGGTAAACGCCGCCGAAAGCGCCTCGGAAAAAAAGTCTTATGGCGATGATCGCGAGTGGAAAGCAACTGTTGATAAAGCGGGCAATGGTTATGCCGTTATTCGCTTTCTACCTTCGGCAAACTCCGAAGATTTACCGTGGGTCCGCTATTGGGATCATGGTTTCAAAGGC